AGCTAACCCTGTTCTTATCCTGCTATTTATGATTATGTAGTGCACAACATTTGTTGGGCTAGTGGTCGACGCAGTAACACGTTCAATTTTTGGAATTAGGTCAATGCGGCCTGAAGGCAAAGCCTTCGGCAGGCGCGGGAACACATGGACGGGGTTTCCAGAGGTATTAGCAGCCAAGATTTGTTCTAATTGTTCCGCGGCCCCGAGTGACTCTATTTTTTGAATCCACGGTTGTGGGGCTCCGGGCGGGTCGTGCGGATTTAAAGGCGGGGGCGTGTAAAGTGCCGGCACGTCGATAATTGATATACTTGTCAAGGGTGCTAAAGACTTACCAGCAACGCAGAGATTACCAAGAGCTGGGTATATCAAAGACGCCAAAATATCTTTTATAAAATCTAGAGCATAATATACTGTTTTTTGTTTGTCAATTATTGTTCTGCGATACCATTCGAGGAACATTTCTAAAGAGATTGGAATATCTGCAATATTAATTTTCTGTTGAACGCCGGACGCGTCGGGGTAGACCATCATTGGCGCCACAACTCTTACATTCATTTCGTCTGGCGATCTGCCGTCGACAACATTCGCCCATCGAACTTCAGACATAAGATGGCTTAGTATATCTCCGAAATATATGAAGCTTATTGTGCGTTTTTTATCTTTATTGCGCTTCTTGGTTGTCTTATCCTCACACTTGGGTTCCACTGTTGGTCCGCCGGTTTCAACTGGCTCTTCTTCGAACATATATCTAAATACCTTGTACGCAGCTTTTGCTGCAGCGTCGAGGACGCCAGTGTCCGTCGCTCGAAATTCGCCTTGATCAGTGGCTGTATTATATTCTGCTGCGGTCTTTCTCTGATCTCGTTTTAATTTCTCTATCTCGCATTTTATGATCTCGTTTTCTTCGTCAACCAGTATAGTTCTGTAATCCGTCGCGGTCAGGGTCGAGGTCTGGTTGCGCAAAATTTCATCTGCCGTGAGGCGATTGTTGCCTTTCTGGTTGCCGAGGGCTCGGGCCTCTGCATAAGTCTTGTTGGACGCTTCTCTTTGGCCAATTTGTATAGTCTCAGAGTGTCTTTTAGTGGCTGGGTCATCAACATATCCCGGGTCGAGGGCGCGCCATTCCAAAAGATGTTCTTTCTTTATATCAATCTTGAAAATTGATCCTTTTTTCGCCAATCGATCCAAAAAATCTTGATATGCTTTCAATTTCCAAATATTAGTTAAATTTTTAAAATTCTCATTTAAGGTATCTCGCTGATCTTTAAATTTCTCTTTAATTCTCTGTGACGAAGGAGACGGATCTCTTTCCGGATCTGAAGGCGCCACATTATAGTCTGGCCTGCTCGGATCAGATTTGAAATCAAAATCTGTATGTCCAAGTTCAGTCTTTTCGTCTTTGTTAAGGCTATCTATGGTCTCTTGATGGGAGGCGGCGCGCTGTTCTATCACTCGATGCCAGCGGGCAAAAATGTTTGCGTTTGGCTCCCGAAGGGCGCCTTCGACAGAAGCACGAAATTCAATCGTTAGCGCAATACGCCCATCATTTTCAAAATTGAAAGTATAATTTGTCATTTCCAGGAAAAGATCCATTTGCATATCTTCAAAAAGATGAACAAGTTCGGTCCTGTCAAGGGGCCGGCCATATTTGTTCTTATAACTATTCTTTACAGATTCATCAAATTGATCAAGAAAAAAATCAACGTCCGGGGTTGCCCAGCCAATACGAGTTTTTATACGTCGATAATAGGGATTAGGAACAAAAGTTCTTTCATCGCTCAAACTTTTGTCTTTTCTCTTTCGACAAAATTCATATAAATCATCTTTTTCAATGTCGGTGCCGCTACTGAGTTTATCAGCAATACTTTTTGGAATCTTGCGTGGAGACCTCAACAATAAATCAATCCACTTTGCTCCGGAGCCTTCTTGAGCCTGTGTCAAAGCATCAAAACTCGTAACAAGAAGTTGAAGATCCGCCTTGATTGATTTATCGACCGTGAATATATCTCCACCATCAAATGTATAATTAAAATAATTCAATCCAATCCCGTAGGCTCGGCCGGCGNNTTCGTNAAGAATTGATATTTNCTNAACCATTTNTCTAGAAGTATAATCATCTAAATAAAGCTCAGACGCTTTATCAAACTTTGTTACTGTTTGTGTTANTGTTTGTGCAATTGAACCTTGGCCAGGAATTTCATGAAGATACTCCTCCGTTTTGTACTGCATTATCCAAAATCTGATTTGAGGTACCAAAGCTGCAGCCTGGGCTGGTGTTAATTTAAAAAAAACTTCTGCAGAAGGTCGACGCGCATATTTAGTTATAATTTTTTCTGGTTCTTCATCTAGAACAACAAGATCGCTATAGCCATCTTGACGTAACATCTTATGCCACTCAGATAAAGTTTGCCACCCATCAATAAGAAAACATTGATCCTGGTACCTGGCTACAAGAGCGGACTGGCGTGCTTTTTTTTCTTGTTCTTCAACTGGAGTAGTCATAACTTATAAGCCTTAAATTTAAATTATACATTATATAAAACAAAATATTAAATTCCCAAAATATTATAAAGAGATTCAAGCGGGTATGGTATAAAAACAATATCTCCAATCTTTAGGTGAGCTTCTGTTGGCTTCTGATTAAACCAGGCCAGTACCCACCATAGGCCCGGGTCGCCATAGCTTTTTTCTGCTAATTTCCAATATTTATCGCCAACGGTCCAAATCTGGCGGTCGATCCTTAAGTCTCTCATCTGCTTTGATGTTGGGTATCGCAACTGACCGGAACGGTAATGTTCTATGAACAAAACATTTCTATCTTTAAAGATTTGCTCATATTTACCACTATTGTTTGCTATTGTTCCCCTTGTTCTATATCTATCTACTGGCACTTAAATTCTCCTTTCTTTATTTTAAAGTCCACCAAAAATATCATCCACGATTGATTCTAAAATATTTGATTGTGGTGTATTGTTTGGTGCTTGATTACATTTTTCCTCAACTTGGGCGCCTAATCCGTCAGGCCCGGGCGTGGCAGAACTACAGTCAACTGCGAAGTCAGTGGGGGCTGTTAAGGCGGGCCCGGCGGCCGCGGCTTTGGTAATTGCTCCATCATCTGCACTGTCTTTTATCTCCTCCCCATATGGAAATGCCATAGTGCGCTGTCGGACCATGTCCCCATGTTTCTCCCACCCTAATTTATGCTGATGTAGCACATTAAAATTACATGATAGATTTAATAACATTGGATATAAGTTCCCGGACTCGCCCGGGTCATAAAAGCCAGTTTCTAAATCGGGAGACATTGTTATTCCATCTACCCACCCTAGAAGGCCGGCCACCTGGACGTCGCCTTCGATGCGAGAGCGCTCGGTGCCGCGGTCGTCCACCGAAATATTAATATCAGTAATCAAATTACCAAACTTTAATTTAATTAAGGGGGCGCCTGAAATTTGTCCGGCGCCGCGGCCGGCACTATAAACCGGATATGTCATATTAATTAAAGTAGTACATTTTTTTTAGATTATCTATTGCTTCGTCTGAATCAAAAGCGGGAACGGACCACGCTAGCCGCATAGTGCGCTGTGTCCCAGTATATGTTGCCATGGGGTCCATCCTTCCGTAAACAGTATCTGGGGTCCAGCTAGACCTATACTGGTCTGAAAAATCAGTTAAAAATGCTTTTAAAAGTAATTGTTATATTGCCGCCCGGGACATAATGAAATTGCAGTCTCTGCAATTTTTTGTTACCGAGGACGTCTGAAGCATCAAATCCCACTTTTTTAATCGCCATTTAATATAATTCCTCTTGTTACGCGCGCAGCGGATTTCTAGCATCATTAATATAGGGAACCATCCCTTGAAATACGGACCTACCATCCAGATTGACCACTAACGGCACTGAGCTGCCTCCGCCGCCGCCGACAGCGGCGCCGCCTGATGCTGCAGATGCTTCAATCGCTTGAGTAATCTGCGGTAGCAAATAAATAAGTTTATTCAAAAATTCTAATAATTTATCGTCTGATTTCGCTGTTGCCAACTCTATCGCATTTTTTATAATTCCGTTAACAGCAACAGCACTTTCTGGCTCAACGTTCGCCACACTATTTAATAAAATAGCTGCTTTTTCTATTCCGTCGGAATCTTTTATCGATAAATCATTGAGTGCTTGGATGGCAATTGCTGTAGCAGTAGCCGAATCCATAGACATTCTAGCAATATTTCCGAATAAGAAGCCTACGGTTTCAAGTTCTTTGGTTGGGAGACTCTTCATTGAAGATGAAAGCTTATTTAATGCAGAAATTGCAGATGTGGTAGAGTTAGCCGCGGACGAAGACATAGAAGAGATATTTCCAAATAGAATACCAAGCATTTCTACCTCTTTCAAGGGCACCAGGCTCATAGCTGCAGAAAACCCAGTAAGTCCCAAAGAAATTCCCGCTAATCCAGCCACAGCTGGCATGCCGACAAAGCCTAATCCTGTCATCTTTGCCATAAATGCTGCCAAAGCATCCAGTTTTTTTTCTGGCATTGCAGCCAATGTTGAAAACAAGCCTTTAAAACTATTGATTAATTGCGACGTCGACCATATGACACCAGTAATTGCAGCACCGATAGCTGCAATCTCAAGGGCGAGACCTGCCATACCGGCCGATGCTGTCCTAGAAGATGTTCCAACCCCTGTCATTGCTGTAGACAGCCTACCAATAATTCCGCCGGTGACGATGCGACTAAAAAAGCCGAATAATTTACGAGAAACCCCAAAAACAGCATTGAGAATGCCTCTAACAGGATTAAGGCGTGTAAAAAGACCAAGAAAAGCAGCTGATATGCCAAGCACAACGCCCTTAAAGTTTAAGCCAACGTTTTCTGAAAATTGTTGAAGAGAGTTCATCCAACTATTGACAGTGGTAATAGCCCCATCAAGCATTGTGATTAATTCATCTAAAACCGGAATAAGTCTATTAAGTAAGACTTCCCATTTTTGTTGTGTTGAAAGATTGTTGTACGCTTCTTGCGAAAGATCAGAAAGAGACATTGACGCACCAGAAGCTAGCTGTTGTAATTCATCATATGCAGAGAGACTCATATTAAATATTTTGTTTGCCTCAGTCAAGTCACGAATGCCTGCGGCGTTTGCAATTGCCTTGCGCTCAAAACGACCCATCGCCTCCCAAGAACGACCAGTAGCCTGGACTCCTTCCATTAAAATACGAATTCTGTCTTGTTCGGTTGCGTTGACCATCGTCACTGTGTCAAAATAAGCGCCACCGAGCATTGCATTTAGTTGGCCAACTTTATCGGCTGCGTCACCAAAAGTATCAAATCCGCCGGCGATTTGCAACAAAGAAGATATGTCAACTGCAGTAGCTTTGGCGGCTGCTGAAAGTCTTCTAAATTCATCTGTGCCGCGAGATCCAAATTGAGCTACCATCTGTTGGGCTCTGCCAAAATTAGCAAAAATAACGCTTGGAGGCTCATTAATTGCTTCTGCTAACCCAACAAAATCCGACATTGTTTGTTTAGCTTGCTGGCTTGACATTCCTAAAGAAGAGACCAAAATGTCTGCTGCCTGCGCGGCTTCTTGTGTTGTAACGGCAAATTTGCTTAATGTTGAAACAACTCCTGCTAAGCCGGATTGAGCCTGAAGTGAAAAGCCAGAAAAAGCCTTCATGCTAGATAGAAGTTCAGTGAGAGCCTCTTCGGCTTCATCAGAGGTCAACCCAATTTGTAAATTTTGATTAGTAATGCCAGATAAAACAGGCAGGTATTCATCTCCAGCTGTTGTTGCTTCTTTTAACGAAGCCATATTACCCATTAAAGTTCGTGTCATTTCAACAGTAGCTGATGCTATCTTTGTCAAGGCAGATCCTAGTAAATTTGTTGGGCTTAGGGCATCTCGCAAGCCAGCCCCCATTTGTCCAAATATATTACTTAAATCTGCGCCCTTGTCAACTGCATTGATAAATTGCCCAGTAAGATTTGCATTGCGCCAATTAGAATCAAATACCTAAAAATATTTAGAAGCTGCCTGGCCTGTAGATCCAGCGAGACTTTGAGCAGCCTCTAGAGCCTGTTTCCCCATTGCGCCAGAACGACTGTTGGCTAATTTGCTATAGCCTTTAATTATATCGTCAACAGCAATACTTTCATTTTGTAAAAGGGCTACAAGCTGTTGATTGCTGGCGATTTGCTTAGCGTTTTGTATCTCATTCTTTGCCAACTCATCGGTTTCTTTTTTAAGAATCGCCACAAATCGCTTTCTTAAACTTTGCTGTTTTCTGGCGTTGCCCTCATTTTCTTTCATTTGGGCGTTGAGAGCGGTTAACTGAAGTACTTGATTTCGAAGAGTCGTTGTGAATGCAGCTGCTGCATCAATCTGTGTCTGTGTTATATCACGACCGGCGCCGGCGACAGAATTAAGCTGTGCTTGAAGATCGATTTCTCTCTGCTGGGCTATCAGCAGTTGATCTATAACTTCCTTAAGTTCTTTTTTTTCGTCTACCGTTGACATTCATGTGTTTCCTATTTGAAGGGCCAGGTAAGTCCAGAAGTTCTTTCAAAATTTTCAACAGCTGTGTCTAGGCGCGCTCGCGAGCCGTATGTTCTTGGATCATCAAGCCCGTAATTCATATAAGCCATCATATACTTCTTCTCTTTCATAAGCGCATCAAGAAAAGACTGCACATCCTGTTTGTCGCCCTTGGCAGACATAGAAACATTGTATCCCCCAAACATAGCTGATAATACTCTTTTTATTTTGCCGCCCATTGTGGAATAGCTGCCGCGGCGTTCGTTAAGAATATATTCGTTTAAATCAAATTCAAAATGTTCCAAAATATAAAAACTCCATTTAGCATTAATAATTAGTTATTTACAACAAAATAAAGAAGATCAAGATAATTCATGTGTCACCTCACTGTTAGATGATTTCTCTATCTGCTCTTTTTCAAACTTTAATTGATCTTGTAATCTTTTTGTAAACCAATTCCTTAGACCAATTGGGAGATTATATAATTCTAGAAAACTCCAATTGCCATGATATTTTAGTGCGAATATCTGTTCGTATAGTGCTTTTTGGTAGTTATGATCTAGGCCAAAAAAATTCCACAGTAAAGGGCACCTCCATGTCTTGGGAGTGGCCACAATTTGAGCACTCAAAATACTGTGTAAGATCTATGTTCGGAACAACCTTGCTATATGTTTCACGAAGATATTTCGAATCAAAAGCAGGCATAACGTCAATGAATTGGTGCACCATTTGAGGATCTGTTACGTCGTTAACCGAAACGATGAAAGCTTTAAATTGATCCGTTAAAGATGCATCTGATTTTTTATTCTTTGTTATTAGGTGCCCTTCATCATGACCATTCAAAAGTTTTGCTTCAACGACTACTTTCGACCTAGGTAATGTTAGTAACAGTGTGCCACGATCAGTTGTTTCTACACCATGGTCAACCGCTTCGTCGATATACTTGATATTTTTGTCTTCTAAATCAAATGAATACTTTTGCGTTGTCATACAACTGGGACAAGACACCGATGTATTATAGTCTGAACCGTATGCAGAAGAGCGAGCGGCAATTATAACTGCGTTTTTGTCGCCAATAAATAAATCACCTAGTCTGATGTTTTTGTCAACAATAATTGATTGTAAAACCCTGTCTAGCGCAATACCTTTTTTTAAAAGAGACTTGTTAACCAGCAAATCTTCTTCTTTTGCTGTCATTGCTTTGATTTCTATCTCTTGTTTGTTGTGTAATGGATGACCCGACGGATAAAAAAGACCTTTGGTTGGCAATTCTACCAGCTCAGTAGGTACAACGTAGCTCAGGCCAACTGGGTTCTCCGCAGTGACTTGAGCATTTTGTTCTTCTGTAGGGACGTCCAGATTTGGTGCTGCAAAACGAGCACTATTCTCTCTAGTTGTCATTCTTACCTCTTTATTAATTTTGTATCAGCTGATTATGTTAACCAATTGTGTCGGCGATGGCGTTGCCTAGGCCGGCGGCGGTGGTTACCGCGTTGGCTGGTGACGCAAAGGCGTTGGGCGATACGCCGGCGAGGGCAGCTGCACCAGCTAATCCGGTGGAAACAGCTAGCGCTTCGAGTCCGTTGGACTGGCCGCCAACAATAGACATATATGCATAATCATATTTGAGAGTCATGCTTAATGTTGTCAGCGATTCGTCATCATAACTCAAAGATCCAAAATCGACCGGGCCATCAATAAACGCGTTAACAAGGCGCCATTGATCAACAATATTTTGAGTTGGAGGTCTTTCCATATCTGAAAGAGGGCCGGCCGGTGTTACTCCTAGATGAGAAATTGTAACATCGCCGAGGGCTCCAACCGCACGAGCTTTTGTTATATTTGTTGCTGATGCTTCGATTGCAGAGTTGGCATCTCCCGCGGGCTCCATATAGCCGGCAAGCTTAATAAAATTCATTACCATGCCAGATGCGTCAACTGGAGAGGCAGGATCAACCAATGTCATGCTTACGGGCTGCCAAGTTACACGACTAGGGTAATTAAACGTATGATTAATATATCGGTGTTCCTGACTCGAAACACTAAATTTTGGCTTATCAACGGTTTTTATAAGCCAACTTAGGTTAGGAAAATTACCAACCCGCACCATAAATCTAAAATTTCTTTTTGGCTCTACACCAGGATTATTCCAAAAATTACTAGCCATTAATCTAAAGTCTCCTCTGTTATGTTAGGACATATATAAATAGTTGTTAAATGTTTTTTAATCTTCAAAAGCTGCGCCGCTGTTTGTAATAAAGAAGTCAATTGCAATGTATTCAATTGATTTTGCAGGCTTTAAGTATACTTTCGCATACATAACATTTCTATCACGTAATTCCGGAGTTGTCGTAGAATCATCTAGAATGAGCTTATAGTCTTCGAGGCCAAACTTTGATTGTACATCTTGCAGAACTGGGTCTGCCATACCAATAAAGCGTGCCCAAGTAGCTGGCACATTCTGATCGAAAAGAATTGTGTTAGCAATATTAGAAATCTTCTTCTTAATAAATAAGAGCAGGCGACGTACGTTGATACGGTCAAGAGCACTTGCCTGAAGCTGAAGAGTCTTCTGACCAAACACCACAATTCCTTCACTTGGGAAAGATGCAATCGGGTTGATACGTACATCATAAAGATCGTCTCTCTCGCGTGATGTTAGTTTGGTGCGTACATTGGTAATCGGAATACCTGCAGCGCCCTTTGAAAGGCCTCCGCGATTGAAGCCAGCAGGAGCAAACCAAAGTTCGCTTCTAGCAGCAGAACTTCCCATTGTGCCTAAGGCAGCAACGGAAGGTGGAACCCATAGCATCTGGCCGGTCGCGGCGTCTCTTGTTTGCACCCATGGGTAGAATGCACATCCATAGCTTGAGTTTGTTGAACGTTCTTTCATAGAGGCTACAGCTGATGCGATATTCGGGAGTATCGGATATGTGCCGGGTGCGCCTTCATGTAATGGCTGATAATCATTTTCTAAATCGATGATTGCCAAAGCATCTGCTCGTTCTTCACAAACATCAACAAGCTTATCCGTGACAGATGCAACTGTGATGCCAGGTATTGTTGCTAAATTATATTCAAGCGTTTCCGTGTCAGAAACAATATCGACGGCTCGCAGCAACGAAGAAAGAGCATAATTCGTGCTCTTCGTGGCGCCGGATGTGCCAACATACGTATTTCTGAATGGGTCTTTCTCTGTGATATCCAGAGCATCGAATCCTCCGTGGAGAACGGTTGTAAATTTATTTATCTTTGCAGTATTGACAACGTAAACAGCGCCAGATACAGCGGACAATGATGTTTCCGAAGCGCGGGAGCCAGACTGGTGATAATACGCGTCTGCTGCGCTGTTGGCGTCCAAATTAATGCCATTTGACCCTGTTTTGATAATGTTATCAAGAGTAAATACGTATTGGTGGACAGTACTAGTGCCTGGATCCCAATTGTCGATTGTAAGTGGCTTAACTTTGATTAAATCAAGAGTACCTTCATCAAATCTAGTTTGGGAGTCAGTCTGTAAAACATTGACACCAAAATAAGCATCTCGGGGATCCCCAAAACCAAGGTCACTCGATGAGACCATCAAAGATAACGATGGAAATTCAAAAGAACCCGTAAAATGATGAGCGGGGTTGTCTGGGCCGTCGGGGACGCCATTAGCAGAGCACGTAACCTGACTTGATACAATAAAATTGCCTCCGCCACTTGGGGCGGCAACGAAGGATCCTAAACGCCCAGTAGTCGAAATTACTTCAGTTGCTGATCCAGATTGAATCTGAAATGACTTAAATTTGAGGGGGCCCTTCACACCAAATGGCATTAAAGAGGGAGATGCGGCTGCATCCTCAACTTCGTTTGTCACTTCGACTCGGACATAGTTAGAAACATTTGCGTAAGAACCATATTCTTGCATTCTCTTGGATGTTGAATTATACGCCAAATATTTATCACCGATTTTGCGTGAGATGTAATTGACAGAATTTGGATTTAAATTACAATTAGTAAAGGTTTCCACAACTTTTTTACGTTTGTCGGTGTCACGAAGAGAGCGAATTTCAACAGTGAAAGAGGGATAAGGATTGACTGTCTCCTCTTCCGCACTTGGATATCGAATATCTCGAATTGAAACCTTAATTTCCTTCTGTGTTTGCTCGCCATTGGCATGCAATCCGTGTAGCTTAAATAAATTAGTTGTATTTGTGATTGGATTAAATGTACTAGCGGGAGCAGACAAATCTTGTGAAATAAACCACCCTGTTGCAGCTGAATTGGGGCCGCCATCTGATGCGACGGTGCCTTTAAAGTCAGAGCCATCGGCGGAGCCAGACATTAGTCCTGTAATAAATGCATAGTATGTGCCATCAGCTGATGCGCTCATGTTATTGACAGCTTTTTCGTATGTCTCGCCTAAGAAATATTTATATCTCGTCGACGTTGTAGTAGTTGTCTCGTTAAATCTTGTCGGATCTGTATTAAAAACTTTACGAATAAATTTAGGGCTATTTCTGTTAAAATTAAAAGCCTTTGTTTCAAAAGTTGAATTTGAGCCAGAAATAGCAATCTTAAATTCTTTGTCCGACGTGACTGAGCGGATAAAAGTATTGTTTCGCAGTGTGGCTGTGGAGGTATCTCCTCTCACAGTTCCAGAAAGGATCGGGACGGCGCCTGATGCATAGAAAATGGCAGCCAATGTACCGCTGGCGACGCCCATGTAATCTGCGGATTCGGCGTTCGGGCCATCGATGGAGCTTGATGCAACAACAAACAAGCCATAGGCGCCGGCTTGCTGGGCTGCAGAAAGGCCGCCCATCTTCCAGCCGGCTGCACCCGTTGATGCATCGGTGCCGGCATCATCTTCTTGTGCGCCAAGCAAGCGGACAAAAGTAATTGGGCTGTTGTTGGCCAAGTAAGCCTTAGCAGCATAAGTGGCGTACATTGGCGAAGATAAATTGCCGCGGCGCCATACGTCTCCGCCGCCTGAGCCAGGCACGGTCTCGCCAAAGATTTGAGTAAATTCGTTGTATGAAAAAACTTTAGTTGGTGTGTAACTTGGCCCCTTCAAAGAACGGCCGATGATAACAGGGCCCCGCTGATCATTTCCCAGATTAGGTACTTGTGATTGGTCGATTTCAGTCATGAAAACGCCCGGGGATACGAAACGGTATTTGTCTGCCGGCATTATTAAAATCTCCTTATAAAACAGTCTTTTGTCTATAGATTGCTATAATAAATAGTAAACAAATAAGCAAAAGGAATATTCATCAAGATTTATAAAAACTATCTTTGTCTGTCGAATTTGGCACATCCAGAATCACTCTTTCTCTTCCAATTTTAATTTCAACTGCATTTTGAGTTTTTGTTATTCTGGGAAGCTCTTCATTTGGGCCTGCTCCGTGGATGTATCCCAAAACCCTTATATTGATGGTCATTCGAAATTTTCTTTCATTTTCTTCAATTGAAGATATCGTATTTTCGACTGCATAATCTGAATCTATAAACCCCTCATATGAATGACCCAGACGTCTAAAAGCAACATAATTTGATAAATTTGTAGCCACAGTGAGATGGGCGACAATATCATTCATTTGCTGTTGATACTCTGTATAACAATCAATTTCATAGTTGATTTCAAGATATGTAGGAACTGGAATTGTTATTGTTTCATACACCACCTTTTTGTTCGGACGTTTAAAGTTTTTATCTTTTGCATCCTTGCTTTTGCGGTATGCATCCGCTGTTGCAAATTTATTTGTATCATTTTGGGCAATGCGCCTTGCAATCACTATGTCTGATCCCCTAATTGGAGAAAATATTTGGCCGCGGCGGGTGCGATCCTTAACTATACTTAACCTCTCGATTGTTATTGCTGGATATATGGCGACACCGGTGTCATCACTTTTCATAATAAAGGTTTCATCGTCAGACCAATTCCTATCTTTTCGATTGTAGGCGCGCTCGACGCCGACCCAAGATATCGGCACAGGGCGAAAACCTTCATTACTGTTTGCCGAAATATTCAAATTTTGAAAAAAATCATAGACAGCAAAATCAATATTCTCCAAAGTCGAGGGCATGAACACCTGCTCTTCGACGCGGGAAGGCTCTTTGGTCTCTGTGTAGGAATAATTTATATCTTTAGTTTTATCGTCCATCGAATAGCCCCTTTCTTGCTCTTACACACTTGGCACTAATCTCAAACCTATGATCAACTTGCCCAAACAATTGCTTTGGTTCATTGAGAGTCATAATTTCATAATAAAAATCACCATATAAAACAAAATCACCTTCTCTAACAAATATGTCTTGATCTTCAGTTAGTCTTCTTTTATGAAACTTAATCGTTATTGTTGTTATAATATCTAAACCATATTTATCTGTGGTTGTTAAGAGGCCTTCCCAGTCAACCAGTGCATAAACGCGTACGGGCGGCAAGAATGTTTTTTCAATAGCTTCTCCGTAAAGAGGGTGATAATCTGTCTGAACAACGTCGATAGCATAATATAAAATTTGTTGGCCAATAACGCGCTCGTTTAGCTCATCGTTAATTTGTTTAACAAGATCTCTCTCTTTTTTATTAACAAATAATGGAGGAGGAGGAGAATCTGGTTGTGACCACTTGTCTTTAGCCATTCATACTACCCCACATATACGCCATTTGGTACTGTCTTCAATACATTATTAGCTGAAGTTGTCATACCGGCATCTTCTTCGGCGATTTTTGCATAGGTCATTTCTGCTAAAATTGTTTTTAGTTCTTCTCGTAATTTATCTTGTTCTGTCTGTGCTTGAGACAATAGCTCTGCGTGGTTTAGTGTCACAGCATCGCCAGGAATTGGAATTACAGAAAACTTGCCGCGCACTTGGCCGAGCATTTCCTTAGTTAAGGCTAGTGCAAACCTGCGAATCCACTGTTTACCAATAGAGTTGATATTTTTATATGGGATATTGGCAAACGGCAATGTGCTCATATTGTTGACACCCTTAACACCGGTGTCTAAGCTGTTGGAAGATTCTTTCCATGGGTCCGTTTTTACTGTAAATTCAACATAGAATTTTTTAGGAGCAGCTGAACCGGGGATTGGGTATATTGTTAATTTATTGTCTTTTACCTCAAAAGAATAATGTGAATTTCGTGTGTAAATAGCATCTTCATAGGCCATAGCCTGTAGCTTGTTCTGCCAGGTTGGAATGACCTCAAAAGTAGAATCGTCCGCATACATTCCGTAAGTTGATAAATTACCAATAGCGTTAATTCCGCCATAATACCCAAAAAATCTCCACATTGCATGAGGAGTTTTGTAATATACCCGACGAATAGTTACTTTTTTATCTCCAACTTTATCGAAGAACAAAGAAGAAGTCTCGGTAGCAGCAGAGGAAGAAATAATATTTTGTAAATCATATACTTGTTTATCATTAACTTTATCGAATGATGCTGAATATATTGGTTCTGTGCCGCCTAGGCCAGCTTCGGTTATTGTTCGATCGGCTACTTTTCGTATATATCCAAAATCAAATTTTGGATATCGTAAGCTAGCACTAACATTTGCCATCGATGCTTCTTTTAATTCGCCATCATGATCGAAAGTGCCTGTAGTGGCGCCTAGAGCGGATCCAAGTGTATTTTTGGCCTGGTGTATGTTAACGATGTAAGAATACTCTAAAACAGCCTCTTCATAGGCAGCAAAGACTTGTTTCTGAGTAATCTCAACGTCTAAAACGTCGCCGCCCAATTTGCGGTATGTATAGTTGACTTGTTCGGCGGCCCCAGAAATGAAATCTGTATTATCTACATATATGCCATAAGGATAATTGCCGGTTGATGCGGCCAAAGACGTTGAGCCTGTCTCTGGCAATACAATCGCAGGAGTTGTCTGCCTTGGTGTTAATGTAGGTACAGCCATTCATTTGGTCTCCAAATCTTACTATATAAATAGTATGCCAAAGACAGTATTAAGCTTTTTTAGTTGTTTTCTTGGTTGCAGGCTTTACGGCTGTTTTCTTTTTTGCAACTTCTTTTACAGGGGCCTTGGCAGTTTTTTTTGGGGCAGAAGGAGCCTCGACAGGGGCAACAGCCTCAACAGCTGGTGCACTTTCTGCTACATCTACAGTCGCACGTCTGGCATTTCTTAACTTTAATCTTTTCCACGATTTACCCATAATAGGCCTCCTTAATTCCTAGTAAATAGTCATATATAAAGCAAAAATCTCAAAAATTGGCTGCGAAAAAAAATTGACTAGCTGGGTTTATATAAAAAAACCCCACCATGGAAAACCATGGTGGGGCATATCAAGCTACGCTAGTTGTTATTACGCGCCGGACTCACCAAGGAGACCACGAACAACGACAAGGCCGTACATATCAGGACGGACCATCTTCTTCGCGTAACGAGTCATAACGCCCTTACGGGGTACGAAGTCCTCGGTACCGAAGATTGTCGGGGTGACCTGGAGAGGTACATACGGAGCGTATACATAACCACTCTCAAGGAAGCTGCCACCCTTACGGCCAACGAGGATTACGTTGCGCGGGAAGTACGGATCAACCCAGACGTCCCATTTCTTGGAAATGGAGCCAACGTTGACTGCACCTGCGTTGCCACGATCGGCATCGGCTGTAACGCTTGCACGGAAACCGGCAGTAAACTCAAGGATGTTTGCAACTTCAGGTGAAGTAACCAAGAAGTTTGCACCACCACGGAGAGTCTTTCTGTGGATCTGAGCGCTTACGTCGTTGACAGTTTCGAGAAGTGTCTCGTACCACTCGCTAACTGTACCAGTGAAGTCGGGAGCTTTAGTGTTAGCGCCAACTTCTGCACCGGTTGTACGGTTAACAAAGAGGCCCGGGCTTCTTGACCAGTAGTATGTACCGGCTGAGGCGCCCTGGATAAGGTCATTAACGATCTCGCGATCGATTTCGAGAGCAATCTGCTCAGAAAGAATCTGAGTAAGCTCGACCTCGGCATCAAGGTTGTGGTAGGCGTTAAGATCCTGACCGAGTTCCGGCGTCCACTTGGCCTTGAGTTTCTTGGTCTGAGCCGTGACTGCCACTGAATCGACCTTAATGTTGATCTCGGGGATAACATCGAGGCTATCAGTGTTAGGATCGAGGCCAACTGAAGCTGCGTCAGTAGCACCCTCAAGCGGGAATACTGAACCAACGACTGAACCAAGTGCAGAAGCTGTATCCCACTGATCTGCCAGCGGGAACTCAAGGTCTAGAGGTACCGCAGCACCGGTAACTGTAGTTATGAGGCCGCCGCCTGCGTCGCCGCCATCGTCAAAGAAGACACTACCGCTAGCCTGTGCGAATACCAAACGAAGCTTCCAATTAGCGTTAGTGGGATCAGAACCAGTTGAACCACTGCTGATCGCAGTAAGTCGACGAACCAAAGTTAGATTGTTAGCAACATGGCCGCTGTTGGTGACACGAATGCCGATTAGGTTGTCCTGATTAAGATTCTGGAAAACTGAGGATCCAGTAACCTCGACTACTGCTGCCAAAGAGCCAGAAAGATCCGCATCATAACGAGCTAATTCATTAAGTGTGTCCATTCCTGTCTGAGAGAGACCACCGGGTGCAATGCCACCATAACTTGTAGCTGCATCGCCGCCGATGGCGCCAGAAGCAACAAGAACAACACCACCCATATTAAGTCCGATTGCTGAGCCGGTCGGTGAGGAGTAGCCGCTCTGGAGGTTGTAGAGACCGCCACCATCTTCGGTGATATCGCTGACACCACCAGTGAGTTCGGCGCCTACAACGCCACCACCATAAAGTGACTCACCCTGTGAAACACCCTGGCGAGTGTCGTTGTAAGTGAAGTCCATGAAGAAGATGAGGCCTGAGGGAAGGCTCATCGGCTGAACTGAAACTAGATCGTTTGCAATTAGGCCACCGAAAACTCTGCGGACGAGAGGAAACGCAACAGATGCGAAACCCTGGACGTCACCTCCACCCATTGAAGATGCCTCTTTGAGGAGCTGGGCTGCCTGGTTTTCGAGCAAGCGAGCCATTCCATTTTTTGTGGTATCATTATCGAGACCTTCAAGAAGTCCGGTGCGCTCCCATTTTTCCAATAGGGCAGCACCTTCGTTTTTGAGGGATCTCTCAACGATGCCTTCTGTTAATTTTTCTAGAACTGACATGTTAAAATCTCCTTATATTATTTTTTTGTTAAGCCAGCCAAAATTTTCC